CTACCTACGAATGGACAGGCTTGAATATGGATCAAAAACCTCAATGGCAGCAAACCACTCAAGGCAACGCTTTTCAATTCTCAGAGTTTTACAAAGGCCCTTCTCTCGAATCAGTAATCGACATCACAAGACAAGTGACCTCAGAGGTCGTAACCGACACTACTATTATATTTTCCAACTAATAACGCTTTTTTCTTGTTTGCCTAGTTATGCCTCTCAAAGCACAATAGCGAATCCTCAATCGAATACATCATCTAGTGTGTCAAACTTCGCCACTCAGGTCTTGACGGGGCCTATGACAGAAAATTCTTATGGTGCTGGTATTCAATGTTCTGGAGCTACACTATCGGTTAGCCCATTCGCCACAACTTCCGTTGCAATAAAGCGTCCTCAAGACTACATTTTCCATACGCCAGTCTACAACGAAGCAACAGATGATGATGGCAACCTCACAAATGCGGGTGAAATTCTCTACTACAGAGAAAACTACAGCGGCAACAAAGATGCCACTTCTTTTAATTTTGGTATAGCTGCAACAATATCTGTCCCACTTGATAAGCGTTTTCAAAATGCTTGTCTTAAAAGTGCAACCACTCAAGAAAAGATAATGCGGCAACAATTATCGACAGCCAGATTGAACTATGAATTAGCCAGATTAAAAAACTGCCATGAGCTTAGAGTTATTGGTGCTGAATATTCTCCAGAATCTGAGTACTTCGATCTTTGCTCCGATATTATAAGTAAACCGAAAATGAACCAAGTTATACCTCATACGCACAAAATTGAGCTAAATAAGTAAATTTAGTCCACTCAGAATCGCCTGTAAGGGGCTTGTAATTTTGCTTGCTTATGTTTGTGCCTTTGATTTATCCTTAGATTTAGTCAGACGCTTAATGGCAGTCTTGATGAGGTTCTTGAGCAGATTGGCTATGATAGGTGAACCAGCCGCAGTAACAGCAATAATTGAAGTGTTAACAAGAACAGGAGTGCTAGGTATCCATTTCTCAATAAAGGTTGAATCTCTGAAGATTTCATAGCAACGTCCATTTTTAACAGAATGACCGATAACGACTTGTAGCTTCAAATCATTAGGGTAACTTCCTACTGGAATATTATCTTCATTAGGGCATTTGACAAAAAACTCTTTATCTTTTTTTACTTGAGGCTTATATTCTGGTGGCTGTGGTATTTCTGGTTGAGGTTGTTCTGGCTGTTTTACTGGATCTGTTGGGATAAATTTGTCAGGGTGATATTGTAAAGCCTCGAATGTTGGATAACTTACAACAGGATAATCAATTCTTGGTTTGTCAATAATATCTAAAGTTGTCGGATATTGTTCCCATGTTCTTGTTCTGGGAATGTAAATTTCTTTTATCTGTATCTGTGGTATTTCAATTCTTGGGATTTCCAAGCTTATTCACCTTTGGTGGTTCTGGTAGCTGTATAGATGGCCCTGTGAGATTTGGTATCTTATCTCCCATGACATCTGGTAACTTATCCTCCAGACTTCCCATGATCTTGTTTTTCAACGTCCTCTCAAATTCTGGGCTTTTCATATAGCGAATTGCTACATATCCAAAAGCTGCCATTGAAAGTGACATTAAAAATGACAAAATGGAAATAATTTTTATAATACGGTCTAGCATTTTATGTTAAGAGAAATACTGCTTAAGCTGGCTGCCCCTTTGTCTTTGTTGACTTTGGCTCTTGTATTGGGTCTTGCCCCTCTATATTTGCTTGCTGGGATTCTTGTTCGTTCATCTTCTTCAATAACATCTCCTGAGCCTGTATCCCGCCCTCGACCATATCAATAGTCTTAATAGTACGTTCTAAAACTGACTCAGCTTGTTCTTTTGTAGTTTTTTGTCTTGCTAGTTCTTCTTTCCATTCAAGGATTTGCTTTTCAATAATAGTTTTCATAGTTAAACAATAGTAAGATTTTCGCCTGACCCTATAGTAAGAGTAACACCACTATTGATTGTAATGGGGCCAGCACACATAGCGTTCTTGCCATTAGTTATAGTATAGTTCGTTGTCATAGTCTGGCCATTTTCATAAAATAATTCATCAGATCCTCCACCTGTAGCACCAGCCGATATACCTGTTAATGCGGAACCATCAATAGCTGGCAAAGCTCCTGTAAGTCTTGACGCTATAAGTTGTGCAGAACCATTTATAACTGTTGTACCATCTACTGAGAAACCATTATCTGCTCTCATTACTAATGGTGTGTAAACTCCGTTTGCAAATTCAGACGCATTATTTAGTCTTAAATAGCCATCGGCATAATCTGCTGAAATTGCTATTCTTCCGTTAAAAGCAATACCCCTATTATCATCTGACGAGTTAGCCGAAAAATTAAGACAATCTCTACTAGAACTTGATAAAGTTATTATTCCACTTAATGTGTCATTAGCATCTGATCTTGCAAAGCTACCAGAACTTACACCATCTAATGTGTCAGCATCTAATCCACTTCCAGACCCATCTACCGTTTTTAAAAGAGTTAGTATTTCTGATGCACTTTGGTCAGCAGTAGCTCCATTTTCAACATTTATAAATGTCCTTATTGCAGCTGCATTACCATGTCTTATATACCCATCATTTCCTGTTTCTACACAAACTTGAGTAACACCACTTGAAACAGTATTAGGAGTTGTATTGAAAAAATTAGCAAAAATATATCCTGATGAATGTCTTTGAACAATAGTGCTATTTGAAGCACTTACACTTGCATTAGCACCGTCTAACGTGTCAGCGTCTAGCCCACTTCCAGAGCCGTCTACAGTTTTTAGTAATGTTAATATCTCACTTGCTGATTGATCGGCAGTGGCTCCGCTTTCAATTCCATCTAATTTACTATGATCTGCATTAGTAAAATTATTATCGGTCTGTGAAGCAACAGAAAAGTCTAGTGTGCCATCTGAGTCTTGATATGTGACAGTAATACCAGATTCAGTGTTGCTAGAAACCATACCTCCGACAATGTCTTGGACTTGCTCGTTTGAGAGTTGAGTATTAGCAGTAACGTAACCAGCACCGTTTGTAAGCTGATTATTGTTAGTGACATTAGTAGCACCAGCAGCAATTCCATTTAATTTAGACAATAAAGCATCAGTAAAAGCATTTGTATTACTGTTAGCTTCGTATGCTGTTTTGATCTCTGAGTTAGTTTGATCTGCTGTCGCCCCAGATTCAATACCGTCTAATTTACTATGATCTGCGTTTGTAAAGTTGTTTTGACTAAGCCCACCATCTCCAACTGTTAAATTACCTTCGTGAAATACGCTATAAAATGTAGAATCATTTGGAGAAAATTCAAGATCATCTTTTATCCTTAAAATAGAGCTATCTTCTTGATTTTTTATTCTAATATAACCCGCACTATTCCATTGAATAAATGCTTTTTCAGTACTTCCTTCTTTAAATCTTATGTAAGGATTAGTTGCACCAGCAAGTATAAATTTTTGATCTGTTGATGAATTTAATGTATAAGTGCCACCAGTTAAAGTATCACTTGCGTCTGATCTAACAAAACTTGCAGAAGATATGCCATCTAGAGTGTCAGCGTCTAGCCCTGACCCTGACCCATCTACCGTTTTGATTAATGTAAGTATTTCTGAGGCTGTCTGATCTGCTGTGGCATTTGATTCAATGCCATCAAGTTTTGATCCATCAGTTGCTACGTCACGCCCATCAACTGTTCCCGATACGGATATATTGCCAGTTACTGCAATACCCCCTTGAGCATCTAATCTGTTAATAATATCAATATGACCATCTGAATTTATAACAAATTTATCACTGTTATCAGCAGCGTCCTCAATAGTTAAAGCACCACTATCTACTTTTAATCTGTAATCAGGATTATTGTTTGTATCGGTAAATAAAATATTTGGAGTAGTTGCACTTATGACTAACTGTTCTCCGATAGTTACATTCTGACCAGACAATAAGCTTACAATTTCACTAGCTGTTTGATCTGCTGTGGCTCCGTTTTCTACGTTAAGCATTGTGCGTACATCTGACACACTTAAATTTTCAACATTACCAGTACCACTTGAATTTCTACCTAAGAAAGATGGAGTGCCGATATTTTGCATTTTTGCAAAGCTAACGACATCATTGTCAATTGTGAAAACTGAACCAGAGCTTGATACTGTTATGTCTCCTTTATCTCCATCACTAACACCAGCAGCTGCGCCTATCTCTTGAACACTTCCGTTGTCTTTTTTAGTAAATAATTGACCAGAATCTGTCCTTAATGCGACTTCTCCAACTACTAAATCTGAAGCACTAGGATCACTGCCGCTTGCATTTTTAAGTTTGATTGTGACCGACATTTGTTCACCTCCTTAAGAATCAGCGTTCAATATGTGCCGCCATTAACATCAAAACCAGAAGTTGCTCCATCTTCAAGGAAGGTTACTAGATCAGAAAGCGCAACTTGGACAATGCTCCCATTATCATTAATAATCATGCGATCTGCTGTTGCTAGGGTTGTTGAAGTAGCTGAAGTATTGCCATCTAATTTATTTATCTCGGCTGTTGTCGCTGTCACTCCGTCCATTATGTTAAGTTCAGAAGTCGTAGCAGTAACACCGTCCATAATGTTTAGCTCAGACGTTGTAGCAGTTACACCGTCCATGATGTTTAACTCTGAAGTAGTGGCAGTAAGCCCATCTAAAATATTTATTTCTGAGGCTGTAGCTGTAACTCCATCAAGAATATTTAATTCAGCAGTTGTGACAGTAGCACCATCTAAAATTGCCACTTCAGTTGAAGTCAAAGCAGCTAAGGCCGCAGCCGCACCAGACTGACAACCTGACAAAGCGTCTAAGTCAGCATCATAAGCCTGTATGTCTGAGCCAATGGCTAGACCTAAATTTGACCTACTAGCTGACGCACTCGTCCCGCCTGTACCCCCATCAGATATAGCTAGAGTCCCTGTGATAGAACTAGCATCTAGTTTTAAAGCTATTTTTGATGATTCAATTACAAGACCGCCATTTGACTTTAAGTCAACAGATAAAGTATTTCCAGACTTAGACAGCCCATCAGATGCCACCACTTGACCCGCGCCAGAGAACTGAACAAAGGACAAATTATTCGTTGCCACCACCGCAGATCCCTTATCAGAACTGCAAACAAACCCATTATCGCCATTGACAGTGCCGCTTTCAACGAACATAAATGCTCCTGACGCATCAGAGCCAGCAGCCATATCATCAGCCCTTGCTGGTGATGACCCGACTATGTAAATACCATTCTCGGACGCACTAGACTGGTCTTTGACCAATACTCGATCATTTGTTGAAAGAGATACACCATCTAAAGTGTCGCCATTATTTAGAGCAGTTGCGATAGTAATGTTCGCAGTCGTGGCGGCGCGGACAGAATCTTTAATATCTAAGCCCTGTGCGACTCCGTCAACATAACCTTTGTTTGCCGCATCATTATCAGCAGTAGGATCAGCCAAGTTTGTAATCTTTTGACTGTTAAGACTTACAGCACCATTAGGGGCAGTAAATTGATTTAGTCTTAATAGATCAGCTGCAACTAAAGATCTGAAAGTAGGAGCCGCAGCCGAGCCAGAGGTTGGGCCAGCTAAAATTGTATTTGCAGTTCTTGTATCTGTCTTGTTAAAAAATGCTCCAGAACCACCAACAGTAATGATTGAACTAGCAGATGGTGGGGTCGATCCATTATCACCAAAGCCATAATATAATTTCAGATCCGCTTCATTAAATGCTAATTCTGATGGAGATAAACTTGAAGGCGCACCAGCACTGCCGCTTGCTGCTCTTTTTTTAATTCTTATTGTGTTAGACATGGCCTAAAAATTTCCTCCATTAACAAGTGTCAGTTTAGTGGTTGTTGGATCTGCTTTAAATTTAGCAGAACTAGCGTCATAGTAAACAACTGAGCCATCTACTTTATTAAGTTCATCAAGATCTAACCCTTTTGGGCCTTGAGGCCCTGCAACTTTTACAGTAACAACTCTGGTTTCGCCATTTACTGTGACTGTGTTTTTGTTTTGGGTAATGTTGATGTTGCTCATCAGATAGTTGTATAGCCCTCACTTACAAATATAGTACCTTCTATATAATATTCACGCTCATCTGAAGCATTTACAAGTAAAACGTCATAAGCTAGTTCATTTGGTGTGAATTGTGTTGTCTGAACATCAGTCAAGCTAATTTTAAATTCTCCGTTGCTTCGATTCGTATATGTAATTCCAAAATCTGCATACTTACCTGTCCGAGATTTGTCCCAGACTTGCGCTGCTACGGTGTAGCCTACAAGTGAAACCGCATCGTCATTGGAATCTGTAATTCTAAATGACTCAGCGTGATCTGCCCTTCTTTGAACAGTAAAATCATAAGTTCCAGCGATGATGGCCATTTAGCTATATGGTGATGTGCCAAGTATATCAGTTTTCCATTGAGCTTTGAGTGCGTCTGTATCAGATGCGGCAGCAATAGCAGAGTCTGCTGGTGCGTCCCTTAACGCTTGTTTTTTAGTAACTATATCTGTAGTTGAAGCACCTGTTTCAAGTGCTTTCTGAAATTCAATATCAAGTTCTGCAAGCTTTGATTTTCTTGCAATTCTTATGTTATTTTTATGAATTTCTTTGGCTTTCGCCATGTCTACTCCAAATCCCATAATGAGTTACTCCGTATAAGTCCAAGCGTTCCTAAATGATCTATCAGTAGGAACAGCAGTTTTATCTATAATATAAGAAGTTTTGCCAGCTGGAACATCTTTCGCCTGTATTTCTTCAACGGATAATGGACAATTATCTGCTGGTGAGACAATACACAAATTACCTGAGTCATCTGTGTAAACAATTCGTTTATCTGAGTTAGCCATAGGTTTTTCTTTTTAGTATAACTTAAGGGTGAAATACGACAATCGAAACCCTATCTTGGTTGTCGTTAGCACCGTCATCTAAATCTCCTGTTCCTACATAAACAAAGGCTACATTTTTATTTAAGATAAATGGAGTGTTATCAATATCATCTAGGCCGTCTGCATAGGTATCTCTATTAATTCCTGATGTGCCAACTGTAATGTAATTCGTATTAGAAAAAGAAGTAGAAAAATTAACTGTATAATTCCCTGTCGATCTATGGGTTACGCTGCTGACGTTATAGCTAGTGATAACACTTGTTGATCCTTGTGCTGAAAATTCAACAGCTGCTCTTGCTATGCCATCTGATAATTCTGATGGAGTAACGCTGTTACCTCCGCTTGTATCTTGAATTGTACCGACTTTAAGAGTTGACATAATTACTTATCTCCAAAACATTGAAAAAGGATAAAATCACCATCATTTAAAGCATTGTCTAATTGGGCGCACATAACCTCGCAAGATCCAGAAAGCATAAGGTTATTAGAAATATTTATATTTGAACTAAACTGACATAAGGCTCTAGGAGTTGTTCTATTTGAGCCAGCAGTTGATGCAGCACCTGTCCAGCTATAGTGATTGTTTGAATAAGATGTGGAAAAATTAAACTTGTATCTTCCAGTAGCCATATCCGTAACACTAGAAATACCAAAACTAGCTCGAATTACCATACTATAACCATTCAAGCTGATCCACTCATTTGCAAGCATACCTTTTTCTACACCCGAACTGTTTTGAAAAACAGGTGGATTAGAATTAAGACTTTTAATTGTAGCTACTGATAAAGTACTCATGGCTTAGGATATGTGTCTTTAACTGATTTAATGTGAGTTGCCCACGAACCAGTTGTATCTAGCTTACCAGCAACCATATCTGCGTACAACATATCTAATTGCTCAACGATAGTTTTGTAAGCTACATATCTTTGTCTGGAATAATTGAGATTATTATATGCAGTAACAAGTTCAGCTAGTTTTGCGTTACATTCTTCCTCTGTAGGTTTTTTGCTATAAGTTCGCCATTCAACATTTGCGTAAGTTTGTTCGCCATTAATTATGAATGTAGCAGTTGGGTCTAAAGCTAATATCGCATCAGATATCTCTGGAGAGTTAAATTGACCTGATCTGTGTTCTAAAGTTGCCATTATGATGGGGAAACCTCCATTGCAATTACTGTACTAACTGCTCTTTGACGAGCATCTGTAGTTCCACTAGCTACGTTTCTATTGTAATAAAAAGTTCCACCATTACCTCCACAATCTATACATATTTGATAGCTTACCTGAGATGTTGTGTTAGGTGAATCGAGATACATAATTTCAGCCATTTCCATAGTATTTGACGCATCATTATGGTAATTGTCAGCCCAACCGCCATACCCACGCGCTGCGCTTCCAGAGGTTTCTCCATTCCAAACTTCTGATCCGTTTCTTGTAAAACCTAAAACTGACTTGTAAAGAAATGAAAGACTGCTAAATTCTCCACATATTCTACCTATTAATAAAATTTTGCTACTTGAACTGCGTGGTGTTATTGAAACTTGAAAATTACCACCTAGCGAATTAAGTGTATTAGCACTACATGAAATCGTACCAGTTTGAGTAGCTTCTTTTTGTATTACTTGGATTATTCCACCGTTAGCACCACTACTAGCACCACCAACAGGAACAATAGAATTTACTTTAAGCTGACTCATTTAAACAACTGTCCAAGTTTCGCCACTTCCGACAGTGACCGTTACTCCTGATTGTATAGTAATTGGGCCAAAGCTGCCAGCATTTTTTCCGTTTGTAATTGAATAGTTAGATGTGATTATTTGATCGTTTTCCCAAAATATTTCATCATTGCCACCTCCTTCAGCACCACCTCCAGCTTCACCCCAGCTTAGTTGTCCAGAACCGTTTGATATTAAAGCATATCCGTTTACTGGTGAATCTGTGGCTGGCAAAGTGAGAGTTACATTGCTTGATACAGTTGCTGGAGCTTGTAGGGCAATATAATTACTGCTGTCAGAATCTGCAAATCTTATATCAGATTGTGCCTGTAAAGTAACTCCATTCTGATCTAAAATTATTTTTTCTGATCCAGCAAAAGTTAACCCTATTTGATTTGTACCAGTTTTGAATAACCCTGTACCGCTGTCTCCAAAATTTAATGATGGCGCAGAATTTGAGCCTGTAGAACCAGTTAATACACCAGTTAAAGTACCTCCTGATGTTGGTAGAAATCCAAAATTCGTCTGACTTACATCGCCTAGCTCTACAAAATCTGAATTAGCTGCGTTTCTTATTTTTAGTTTATTAGTATCTGTGTTGATGTGTAATTGATAAGCTGCAAGATTAGCAGAGCCTGATGGATCTCCCGCTGCACTATTTACAGTTCTAAGAGATTCAAAAATGTCTTTTATTGCAGTTCTTACAGCAAGACCTGTGCCATTATCAGGCGAAAAATTACTAGAACTTTCTTTTCCTGTAGAATTAACTCTTGCCATTTAATTAAGCTCCCTTTCCATATCCTAACGCTTGAAATGTAAATTTCACATCTGTAGGTTGATTAGATGAGTTCTTAAACAATATTGTAAACCCTGTCCCAGAAATTGAACTTAAGACAAAGAAACCGCCTTGTGGCATATCTTCTGGTGAAATAACTATAGACGGTAAAAATGCAGTAGTTGAGCCGCCTATATCATTTGTTCCTGTGAAGAATGGCTTACCAAAGACAACTGATAAGCCACTAGATGATGTTCCTGACTGCAAAGGTGTAGATATGATATTCCCTCCTGATTGATATTTGTTTTCAGTTCTAGATGGTAAGAAAGCATCAAAACCTAATTCAAGAAATTTGATATTTTCATTTACATCAACTGAAGTTAAGGTGCTTGTAAATTTGAAAGCTCTTCCAACAAATGAAGCATTGAAAAGACTTTGCAAAGATGTATATGTAGAGGCATCTGTTGATGTTTGGACTTGTAGTTTTGATTTTAAACGATCACTTCCAGCCCCATCAAAATTCAATCTTGCGTCTAAATCAGGTATTGAGTCAAATTGATCTGATACAAAAAAACCTTCAGACTTTATATGTCGCCTTAATCTAAGATTTGTGAAAACTGAACCCAAATCAAATACAGAGGCAAATTCATAAGTTCCTGATAAATTGGCAGCTGGATTAGTTAGCTGTAAAACACCAGAGCTAACACTTAAATTTGTTTTATTTCCGCTGAAGCTAGTTTGTTCTCTTTGACTTTTTATTAGTAATTCGTCAGCTATCTCAGGTAATGTTAATTCTACTTTTGCCTCTGTAGCTGAAACTCTACCACCCACATCGCGGAACTTAAGACTGTAAGTCCCTGCTAAAGCTGGTAGGGTTATTTCATTGGTTGATCCACTTATATTTGTATTGACATCAGTAGAATTTGCAAATGTAGCTGAAGCTAATACGGTTGGACTATGCCTAATGACACAAGCCCCTCCAAACTCTACATCTAAACTTGTAGTCTTATCCCATGATAATTTAACTTGTGTGTTACTTATTGGTTCTAGCTCAAAGCCTGTTGGATTCTCAGGAACTTCAGTTAATCCAAGTGTATCGACACTTTTTTCAGTTGGTGTTTTACTTCTTTCTCCATTGCTGTTAATTGTAAAAATTTGAATATTATAAGTTCCAGCCTCTGAAGGTAATATTTCATAATCAGATTGCTGCGTATTTATAACAACTGGATTTTCTTCATCTTTCGTATAGATTAATTGATAGCCAGATGCGCCCTCAACTGATTCCCAGTCAATAAATAGTTTTGGCACAGGTCTATTATTTACTAAAACAATTTTTTCCTGTATAGCCTTAGTTCCATCTTCTCTGTCAACCACATTAGGTGATGGCAACTGACTTGTTAACAAGTTGATATTCTTTGCTGGTAGTGGAGTGCCATCTTCTACAGCAGAATATTTACCAGCATTAAAATTAACAGCTGTGACAGTGAAGGTCTTATTTTGATTTTCTTTTATATTTAAAATTCTAAATGATTGCGCCTCTAAATCACCAGACTCCAAAATATACGGACTGTTCACTACTGGTATTGAAGAAAAATTATTAGACACATTTACTTCATTAGTGTTTGTATAACTTGTGATACTTCTAGTTTCTACAAGACCAGTACTTAAAAGGCACGAAATAGTTGGACTAGCGGACAAATCAGGAAAATTAGTTTGCGTTGCATCATCAACCGTAATTTTCACATTTGTTGCTGCTTTTATAAGTCCACCTCTGCGAGTAGCAGATTTTACTCTATCTGAAATTCCAATAATATCTCCGATTCTTAAAATAGAGCCAGCTGCAATATTTGTCACAAAAACAACTGTTTCTGTTTGATTTTGCTGAGTATGTAGAAACCATTTGCCGACCCTTTGTGCCATACCTCTTGAAGTAGTGCCAAATGTGTTTATTGTTTTAGTTTGTGTACCGTAGTTTGCCTGTGCAGTTGTATCTTTGACGGTAACATAATCAACATCTTGTGTATCTAGATCAAAATAAGAAACATTTATAACATTGAATCTAGTTTTTTTCGATGTACCAGAATAAGTAAATTCTCCGTCAACTACATTCGCATTGTTGAATACATAGTCAAAACTTATAGCACTAGGGTTAGATATGTCTTTTGGTGCGTCTTGAGCCACTTTTATGGTTCCTTCTTCGTAATATGGCATAGCCCTCATGACAGAACAAATGTCTTTGATGATCGACATTGCTTCGCGCCTAGTCTGGATATTTACATTTAACGAAAATCTAGGCTCTTGCCCTCCGTTTCCATCGTCAACTAATTCACTACAATAGTTGCTGACTTCGTAAAAACTAAAAGCATCTAGTTCTGCCTCAGGCAAAGCGCAGCCACTTCTGGTGTCAGTCAAAAGATCGTATAAAATCCAAGCTGGATCACTGCACCAAGCTTTTGTCCCATGAAATGACCCATTAAAAGTACCACTATATGTAAGCCTTCCATTTGAATAATCTACTGTCGCATTATGAGGTATTTTTATTAATTTTCCTCTAATACGGAAAAACCTTCGAGGCGCACTTGTAAATAATTCAGAACTAAATCTAAGAGAAGAATATGCAATGTTAGGGTAATTATTAGATTCACGAATTATCTGTCTAATCTCTGCAAGTCGCATAGTGTTAAAAGTGTTGTTATTGCCTACATCGTTGCCTCTTTCTAAACTTATAACTACTGGAAAAAATGAACCTGATTGTCCAGCTGCATTTCTATTAAAACCAGAGATATTTCTTAGGTTAATACCATAATCCCGATTGTAAGCGTTAAAACTTTTTCCTGTTACTCTTTGATTTATTACTGTTCTTATTGATCCATTATTAGGATTAACCTTAATAACCACTCTCACTGCTGTTGATTCTCTGTTACCAGTATCAGTATTAAGTTTGAAAAACTGATCGAATTTTACTTTTACTTGAACTGTATCAACATCTGTGTTTGTGATAGTCCCTGACCTAGCAGTAGCTGAACCACCTACAGGAAATGTACATTCTTGCCCTTTGTCTCCTGTAATAACTTCACTGCTTTGTTGCTCTGCCGCGTCTAGAACTTCATTATTTGCAGTTCCATCTTGAAATTCAAAGGTGACTCTGTCTTGCGGATAATTAAATTCGTTTGCACTAGGACTTGTATTACTTGCATCAGCTTGCAAAACAGCTGTTTTATTTAAAAATAAATCTTTTAAAAAAGCATTTTTATAAGCATCACTACTCTTATCAGTTATTCTTGCCTTACTTGCAGTAGCAGAACCCTCTATCTGACCTTCACCAAGAGCATCTATAACTGTACCGAAGTCAATAGATTTTAACTTACCATTTGGCAGTAAAGCGTCAATAATTTCTCTTCCAATAAAAGGCATAATTAACTGTTTACGACTTGGAATGTGTCAATCGAAGAGCTAACAACTGTGCTACCAACTAAAACCTCACCATAAACGATATTAATTGGAACACCTTGTTTGCTATTGTTCAACAATCCAGTGAAGGCATAGCTTGGGTCTTGTGGATCTTCCTGTCTTGCTGATTGAAATGGTTTAGGATCTGGGGTCAATAAATCTGTAACTCCACTAATTAAAAAGCTTACACCTATTGTTGTCAAAGCACTTGCTATTGATACTCCTAAAATTGTAGCTGTAAAAATTCCTCCGACTGCTGATGCAACTGCGCCAGCCCCTAAAAATGCGGCTGCTAAAAAGAAGAACTCACCATGAACCACAGGAATTATTTTTATATCACTTTCTGTCTGCATATCTAACAAATCCTCTGTAATTTTTAAATCTCCAGCCATTACACAATATTCTTGTTCTTTAATATGCTCTCTAACTCCTTTAAAATTTGACATTAAAAAAGAAAAAGCCTTTCTCGGAGTATCAGCTTTTATCTCAAAACTAGACTGCCCGATAAATTTTCTTAATCTGCCATAAACTGTAACTTTAATCATTTATTTCTGAAGGATATACAACAATAATAGACTCTGTATTAGGTTCCACAAGAAAGAAAGGTAAATCTAAGTATTTACAAGTCAGTCTATCAGTATGACTAAAAGCAAGTTCGCCATCAGGGTGGCTGTGTACTATACCAAGCACTTCCCCTAGATCTTCTCCATTAGCATAATCTATTGGATCAATAACAAATGATTTTTCTTTGTAAGCCTTTGAGATGTTCTTACATTTCCAATATATTTCACTATTATTTACGTTAATTATTAAACCACAACACTCCTCTGGATAAACCTCTGAAGCGTGAGTAAAAGCATCTCTAGCCCATTCGTATTCTTTTTTCATATAAACGTCCCCACAGCTGGAAAAATGTCTCTAGTGACTGTTCTTTGAGGAACTAATCTATTTTCTAAGTCGTGTGCCGCAGTTAACTCAAACTGTATTATCTGCCTGTTTTCTACGGATTTTCTGTCAATAACAAAAATTTGATCTCGCAACCTATCAGAACTAGGAGTTCCGAAAGGATTAGAACCTGAGGTGAAATTATCATTGTCTAGGGCAGATGCTAGTGGTAACTTCCTTGTGAGTTTCGCATCAATCAAATCATTATTAGGTGTCACTTGATTAACTTGCTGTAAAAAATCAGTCATAGTAATAGCCAAACCTGTATTTGGATCTTTTACAATTCCACCTAAATTTGCAAAAGTCAATAATGGTCTTGCAATAACTCCTGTACTATTAGTCTCAAATCCCTCTGCTTTAACTGCAACTCTTTGATAAGATTCATTTTGGTATCTTATTTCCCCAAAATTATTAAGATTAGCACCAGCGTGAAATCGGTAAACTGTAGGCAAACTCTGTGGATTTCCTGTAGCAATATGCTTGCCAACAATTAAAGTAATCTCAAAAAGCTCTATCACAGAACTTGGATTTACTTTATTTAGTTCAACAAAAGGTATTGCCATTAGGGTTCAAAAACTTCTTGAAATGTACAAGTCAATCTAACCCGATTTAAAAAAGGTATCGTTCTTGGATAGTTGGTGCAAATAAATTTTCGTGAAATCGTTTCAGTTGGCAATGTGAAATCAAATGATTCATTATTTGTTATTCTTGCATTTAAAAAAGCAATAGCTGTATCAGATTGAGATTGAGATATTTCAAAAACTAAATTAGCAGTCACTGGATTTGTATTTAAACCTTCCGATAATCTTTGTTGATATCCGTCCCCAAAATTGACAATATTTATAGAGGGTCTATGGGTGATTCTAGTGTTATATGTTGGCTGTATATCAACCTCAGTATTAAAATTAGCCATTATGCAAGTAAACCTCCTGATCTTTTTTGATTAATGATTTCAGCTTGTATCGCTGCGGCAAGCTGCTCACCAAACTGATTTGACTCAGCATCATTACCTTGAACTGAAGTACCAGAGGCATCAACATTAACAACAATGTTGTTTGTAATAGATTCACCACCAATTTTATTATTAGGAATAACAGTGCCAGCAGAACGAGGAACAAAAAGCTCAGGGCCTCTCTCACCAACTACAGAAATTTTGTTTACAGGTGGTTTTCCACCGTTTGCAAATAAGCCACCAAGAACTCCTCCTAAGATACCGCCTAAAGCACCTCCTAAACCTTTCTTCTCTCCTCCACCAAAAGCCTCTCCAAAGCCACCAAGAAGCTTGTCTATCTGTGCATCAATAATCTTGTCTCTTATGCGGTTCAATACATTTGTCATAGCCTCTCCAAATGATTTAGCCCCTGTTATAGCGTCCCTTAAATTATTTTTTATACTGCTTTCGATCTCTTCGCCTACAGCCATCATTTTTTCTTTTAGTTTATCTGTTTCTTCTTGATTCTTTTTAATTTGTTCTTCTTGTTTTTTTAATTCTTCATTTTGTTTTTTCTTTGCCTCAGTTATTTTTTCTTCTGATTCAAGAGTTTTTAATCTTCCATCTAACATTCTCAACTCTGCCTGTTCTTCTGCCAGCTTTGTTTGCAACATACTTTTGCCTCGCTTTCCAGAACGAGCTAATTGATCCTCAATTTTTTTTATAACTTTAAGCTGTTCATCATAAGCTTTTTGTACATCTTCCTGACCACCTTCATTAATTAAGTCTTGGAATTTTTTTGCCTCATTTCTTGTTTTTATAAATGCAGTTGCAAGGCCACCAACAACCAAAGCAAAAGCACCAACGCCAGAGGCCAACATTGCAATTTTCAAAGCACCAAGAGCAACAGTCGTAGCCCCAATGCCTTTAGCAGCAAGCAAAGAAGATGCAGTTAGACCTGTAAATCCACTTTTTGCAAGTAAGGCTGCTGTTCCGACCATGCTTAATTTGGTTAATAATGCAGTTACAGCACCAGTTACCAAAGGAATAGCTAACGCTAAAACTTTTGCAGTAACAGCAATTTTGGCAAGTAATATCACAGCTTGTCCAGCATTAGTTCCAGAAAACTCCAACAGTTTATTTATAAGATCTGTCAATAATTTTGTAACACCCTCAACTGCTGGTCTAAGTTCAGAACCAAGAGCAATCGACAGATCCTGTGTAGCATTTTGAAAGTTTTTAAATATTTGTGTTGGATCATTTTTTAATAATTCTTCCAAGAACCCGCTGCCTTCTTTTCCTACTCTTCCCAAAGCTCTAAGAACCACATCACTGGTCAATTTTCCTTCAGCAGCTAATTTTTTAAGTTCTCCAATAGTTACACCAAGTTCAGCAGCTATAGGAGCAAGAACTGTTGGCACTTGTTCTGAAACACTCCTAAATTCATCACCAGCCAGCCTTCCTGAGCCAAGAGCCTGTGCTAGTTGCCTAAATGCGTTTGACGATTCTACCGCTGATGCACCAGCTAATTTTGCGGCAGTATTAAATCCAAAGAATACAGTCCTAATATCATCAACACCAACTTTTAGAGGAGCTAGTCTTGCTGTTATATCTGTTACACCTTCTAAAGCTTCAATCGTACTTAATCCAAATGCTTTCTGTGCATCTTTAGCAATTTGAAGAGATTTAGCAAATGATCCACTTTCTTTTGTAAGCAATCCTAATCGTATTTTTAATTTATCAAAAGTAGCTGATGCGTTTACCGCTTGCCTAGCAACTACTGTTAAACCAATCCCAGCAAGAGCAGTTCTTAGGCCACCAAATGATTTCTGTAGAGCATTTGTTTTTTGTTGTACACCATTTAATGCCCTAGTCGCACCGCTGGCATCAACTTTTAACCTAACAACTGATTCAACCGCCACAGATAAAAAAGCCTTTATTACATATTACCTTAATTGTTGTTTTTGTCGTTGCAATGCTCTTTTTTCTTCGTCAGTTTTAACTTCATAATATGCCGCCCAATAAATAAGCTCTGCCTCAGTCATCTTAAGCCTGAGTTCTTGCACTGTCTTACCGAGTTCTGTTGCTAGGAAAAACTCAAACCTGAGCCAAGTATCCCCTTTTATTCTTTTTTTGCTGTATCAATATCAAGCTTGATGTCATTTAAGAAAAGCTCAAGGTCATTTAATACCTTTTCTGGAAGCTGTCTTTGAAGCATAGGGGCATCTGACATATCAAAAGCCAAAGAGCCATCTTCTTTTTCTGCCATTTGACAAAGCAGTTGAGTTGATACAACCAAAGCGTCAGCGTTTGGGCCAGCTAATTGCTGTGCTTTGACCCTTGCATATCTTGTAATTGGCTTGAAATATAAAGTCATAATGACTTCATCTTTAGAGTTTTTTACATCAAACTGTCGTCTTGTGACCATTTCATCTTGAAACGCCCCAAGCAATACCTCTGCGGTTCTTTTAGTTGCCATAAATAAATGCGAAGAATTTTACTTTTAAATTGCTGATGTGATTGTGCCAGATGGCTTGAATGTAATGCTGATTGTATTTACATCACCAAGTGCTGAACTTTGCTCAAAGTTTGTAACAAGGCCGCTGAAACTTATTTTTTTTGTTCCACTCGCACTGTTAGGGAAAAGCTCAAAAGAGGCTGTTGCAGAGTCACCTGTTGTCAAACAAGCATCAATAAAAGTTGCAGTCTCACCAGATGCGGCATCATCATAAACTAATTCAGCAGATCCCTCACCTTCAATAAGTCCACCAACATAAGATTTGAAAGTGTCACCTTGAACAGTTGTTTCTTGGATATCTTTGGTGATAGACATAGACCATGATCTAGTGCCAAGCACAGGGTTGACTGAAGAGCCGTCATCATCAAATTTGACTTGCCCGACATCACCTTTTACAGCAGCCATAACAATAAAAAGAAATATTTATAATTATATTAACCTTTTTTTGGTTTTTTTACAGCTTTTGCTTTCTGACTTTCCAAATATCGTCTGCACTTAGGATCCCAATATCTTGGATCTCTTATACCTTTTACAGCTTCAATAGCGTCAAGCATCTCCTCAGTAATTTCAATCATGGTGTAAGTGCCTCATATAATTCAAATGTTATTCTAACCTGTGTCTGAAATTTGCCTTCTGGAGTTGATTGTAATACCTCAGGCCCTACTGGGGGATCAAAGCGTACATCAGAGACTGTAATTCTATTAAATAAATTTCTCAATCTTTTACCTATTGCAAAATTTTCCCCTGCCCCTACTCCTTGTCTTGTAAAAATATCAATAACAATAAGACCCACAACAAGGTTTGTAGCGGTGGTACTTGCATTAGGTGCTTGCTGTGTAAGGTATTCACTTGATCCAAAGCTAGTAACGCATTGAATATATTTATCAACAGTAGAGGCATCAAAAGGGGTGTTGTTAAAAACAAGAGGTATTGATGGCCCTATTCTAAACTCATCATTCAAGCGTTTCTCAATAGTTGCCCTAACTGTGTTTAAATCTGTAGCGGCCATTACTTATCTCCCAAACTGTTTTCTTATATATTGTTGCAACTCTTTTCCAATTAAATCAGGAAAGCCTTTTACTGTTCCTTGCCTTGTCCTAAAACTATCGCCCCATGAGGGTGGTAAAGCTATCCCATACATCACAGGCTCTGCATAGACAACATTATTAGTAATTAATCCAACAAAACTACTCTGGTTTCTTTGTGTTGTTTGCAAAGGTATTTTTGTTTGCCATGCAGCCCTTAATCTACCAGTATCAACTGGTGTTGCTTTTTTTACTCTTTTTGTCCATTCAAGAGTAGTTGCTTGAACGATATCAATGACCTGTTCTTGAAAGAAATCGTCCATCTCAAAAAGTTCTATTCTTCTAGTCATGATTACCTCAAGAAAATATCAAAACTAATAGCTGTATTATTCTGCTCATTTGTATTAATTTGAACAACCTTATATTCTGTACCGCTTATCACTACACGATCAAATGTAGTAGGTGTGAAAGTTATATCACCAGCAGATATAGTAAGTCGTTTGTCTTGACTAGAAACTTGGTCACTTATCTCAGACCTTGATACGTTGCTCACGACACCTTTTATATTGACATCTGCTTTAACTTCACTCATAGAGCCAGTTGTAGGGTTATAGATTCCAGTTGTCACTCTTCTATAAGTTATAGACCCACCAGTTGCCTTGATTGCTGCTGAAGCTGCCTTCTTAAGTGCTGATGCTATGCTCATAGGTAATAAGCTATAACTTGACCACTTGCAAGGGTAATACTTGTTATAACACCACAGACTTCTGTTGAAGCTTTCATTGTAATGCCATTGATTGTTGAAGAACCGTTTTCTGTTATGTTTTCAGCTACAAAAGTAGCACTGGCATCAGCAAGACAATGAACCTTACCAAATCTGCCAGTATGGGCGTTTGTATCTGTGATGATGATTGCTGCTGGATAGTCGTATGGCATTTTTAAGACCTCTTGATTGATAGATTAGCACTTCCCCCTATTCTAAGACCTTTTAAATACTGGTCAATGATAGGTGGTATGCGGTCAACTCCTACTCTTCCATAAAAGTTAGGAGTAACATTGATATTCCCGATACTCATGGCTGCAAAATCTTCCAAACCACTCAAGCCGATTCCATCTTTATTGTTATTTAAATAAACAGCAAGTTCAATCGTTGCATCTTTCACTTCTGGTGGTATTTCTGTGTCTGTGTAATAGTCTGCAAGAATCCTATTAGGGAAAGATAGGCCATAGAGGTTTGTATATTGATCTGGTACACGAACACCGCTGCGTGGCCACTGCCTTGCTTGTGTGTCAGATGCTTTTGCTCCTAAAAATTCCTCACGATCAATTCGCCTAGTGCTTGAAAACAACGCGCGGTTTTTTTCGTCATCAGTGCTATTACCCCATGCAACTACATCATCAGACTGAGTAAGCCCTTCTACAAAAGAATTAGCCTCAGCCAAAGTGACATAACTGTTAGCTGTCGCACTGCCGACTGTCGCTGTTATTGTGATTGCCATTTACAGATACCTTTTGAGACTTGCGTTTTGGTTTTGGCTTAGAGGTGGAAACTGAAGCCGCCTTTTGAGCAGCTTCGTTTTGTTCCCTCATACGCCTAAATGCGTACATCCCCATTAACTTGATGCACCCTTCCAGAGTACAAAGTTAATAACAGCAGCTTCACTTAAAGCACCGCCAGAAACATTTCCAACAGTAACTTTAAACGAACCAGCAGCTACAGCAGAAACATTTACTGTGTAAGCACCAGCAGTCCCAGTATCCCCAAGACAGGCATAAGGACAATCTGTTGCAGCCACACGATCATTGTTTACTTGAAATGTAACTTCTGCTCCATCAGCCAGAGCAGCATTATTCATTGTGATCTGTCCTGACTCTGTATTTAGAGTGACAGCAGTTGACTTGTTACTCGCCTGAGTAACTGTTCCGCCAGTAACAGGCCCAATGGCCTTACCAGCAGTTACGTCAAATAAAGAAGACATGATTAATTACCTCTAGTCATTATTAGAAACAACGGTAGCTCTTACGATACCGATATTCTTTGTCTCATAGACTTTCGACCAAGAGCCTACAGTTTC